TGCCCTTCCAGCTTGGCGGTGAAGTACATCGCCGACGTGGGGCTCGAGGCCGAGAGCGCGCAGGTGCGGCTGAAGGCGCTCGCTGATGAGTTCGGCGAATACAACCAGGCGCAGGAAGCGGCGGCACGGATCGCGCAGACCCTGCGCATCAGCAACACCGAGGCACAGGGCAGCTTCGCCTCGCTCTACGCCTCGCTGCGCCCAACTGGCATCACCATTCAGGAGCTGGAGAAGGCTTTTATTGGCTTCTCGGCCGCAGCCCGCAACAGCGGCGCGACGGCGCAGGAAACCAGCAACGCACTGATCCAGCTGAAGCAGGGTCTGGCCTCCGGCGTGTTGCAGGGTGAGGAGCTGCGCTCCATCCGTGAACAGGCGCCACTGGCGGCGCAGGCGATCGCCAAGGAGCTCGGCGTCTCGATCGGCGAGCTAAAGAAGCTGGCATCCGAGGGGCAGGTCACCACCGACGTGGTGCTGCGGGCACTGGGCAAGCTGCAGGAGACGCAGCTCGGCAAGCTGAACGCACAGTTCCAGACCGGTGCGCAGGCACTGGCTGATCTGCAGAACGAGCTGCGCCGCACGGGTGAAGGCATCGCCAAGGCCTTCGGACCGACCGCGATCGCGTTGCTGCGTGGCTTTACCAGCGCGCTGCAGCGCGTGTCGGATGCGCTGCGACTGACGGAAGGCTCACAGGAGCGCGAGGCAGATCGGATCCGCGCCACCATCCAGGCGCAGAAGGAAGCCAGCAAGAAGTTCGGTATCGGCGGCTTTTTCCGCTACGGCTTTGAGATCGACCGCTTCCAGAACCAGCGCGCTGAGGAGCTGTTCAACCAGTTCCAAGCTGAGCGGCGCCAGCGGGCGATGGGCTCAATGGGCGACAACCCCAGCGCCGACCAGCGCGAGGCGCGTGAGGCCGCAGCAGCCGAGCGTGAAGCTGCCCGCCAGCGTGCGCGGAATGAGGCGCTGGAGGACGAGCTGAAGATCCGCAAGGATGCGGAGGAGAAGCTGGCGGATGCGGCGCAGCGCAACGCCGAGCAGATCGCCGACTTCCAGCGCGAGACGATCAAGCGCGCGATGGAGCTCGAGCGTGATCTCGCTGATGAGCGGCTGAACATCGAGCGGCAGATCGCCGACACGCGCACCAAGCTGCAGCAGACGCTGGAGGACCGCCAGCTGGAGGCCGAGCGGCAGCGCCTGGCAGCTGCTGGGCTCTCCACCGAGGGCATCGAGACCGCTAAGGAGGTGAAGGAGATCTTCCGCCGCTACGACGAGCAGCGGATTGAAAACGAGCGCGGCGCCGTCGATGCGCAGACCGATCTGCAGCGCCGGCTTGAGGAGTTCAAGATCAGCGTGGCCGAGGGCATCGGCAAGCTGCAGGAGGGCTACGCGCGCCAGGTCAGCAACATCCTGCAGGACGCAGGCGAGAAGCTGGCGGAGAAGATGAAGACCGGCGCCGAGGTCGCTGCTGCCACGTTCGGCGGCGCAGGTGGTGCAGGCGGGACGCTCGGACCGAACCGGCTCATTCCCGGCTCAGTCGGCCGCGGCCAGCTGAACGCCGGCCAGCTAAAGGCGCTCGCGCTGGCGGCCGGCTTCAACGACCGCGATGCGCCGATCATGGCGGCGATCGCCATGGCCGAGTCTGGCGGGCGCAGCAACGCGCACAACAACAACGCAGCCACCGGTGACAACAGCTACGGACTCTGGCAGGTCAACATGCTCGGCCGCATGGGACCGGAGCGGCGGCGATCGTTCGGCATCGGCAGCAATGAGGCGCTGTTCGATCCGGCGGTGAACGCCAGCGCGGCACGCAAGGTGTTCGAGAGCCAGGGCTTCGGCGCGTGGTCCGTGTTTAAGTCCGGCGCCTACAGGCAGTTCCTGCCGCAGGCCATGCGTGCGGGCGCTGCACCGATGGCGCCAGCGCTGCCCCCGGCAACCGCTCCGGCGATGGCTGGCGTGACGCAGGCCGGTGCCAACCTCAGCGCCGCGCAGGGTGCGCTTGCCAGCCAGCAGCAGCGGCTGAACGAGCTGCAGACCATCACCGCGCTGGAGCAGAAGTACGGCGCGATCACCGATGCGCTCAGCCGCCAGCAGGAAGCGGCCAGCAACAAGCTGCGCGATGAGGTGCGCTATTTCGAGCTGCTGAAGCAGGGCATCAGCCCCGAGATCGCCAAGCAGCGGGTGGAGCTGGAGGCAACGGCCGCGATCGAGCAGGAGAAGCTGCTCGCGATGGACGCCGAGCTGCAGGCGAAGATCGCCACGCTGCCGGTGGAGAGCGCGCTGCGGCAAGAGCTGGAAAGGCAGGTCGCGGCGATCGAGGACCGGCTGAACCTGCAGGGGCAGATCGTGGACAAGACAATCGCGCTATCTGAAGCCGAGCGGAAGGCCAACGAACAGCGCGAGCGGCAGCAGCGTGCCATCGATGCGGTGGCCAACAGCATCGGCGACGGCCTCTCGCGCGCGTTTGATCTGCTGGCGACCGGCACCGACGACTGGGGCGCAAGCCTCAAGGAGATCGCCAGCGGCGTGCTGAAGGACATCGCCAAGCAGCTGTTCCAGATCTACGTAATCGAGGCTGCGATCAAGGCATTGAAGGGCATCTTCAGCGCCGGCACTGATGCAGCTGGCAACGTCGCGCCCAGCCTGAGCGGCTTCGCCAACGGCGGCATCATGACTTCCAGCGGGCCGGCACCGTTGAAGCGTTACAGCCAGGGCGGCATCGCCAACCGGCCGCAGCTGGCGCTCTACGGCGAGGGCAGCAAGCCTGAGGCCTATGTGCCGCTGCCTGATGGCCGCCGCATCCCCGTGGCTCTGCAGGGGCAGGACAAGATGCGCGAGGCCATGGGTGCCGGGCCGACGCAAGGCATGGGCGCCCCGGTGCTGAACATGAGCTTCCAGAGCACCAACATCGGCGGCGTCGAATACGTCAGCCGCGATCAGCTTGAGGCCGCCATGGCCCAAACCCGGCGCGCTGCATCCCGCGACGGCGCAAAGCGTGGCATGACCATGACGCTCGATAAACTGCAGCAGAGCCCGTCCACCCGTACCCGTGTGGGGCTGCGCTGATGGCTGAGCAGTTCCCCCGGATCAAGCCGACCACCCGAGCCTTCAAGCTCGGCACCTTCCCGGTAAAGACCTACCGGGCGCTGTCGGGTGCGACCGTGAAACGCGCCTTCGGCAACCGCGCCAGCGGCTACGAGCTGCAGCTCGGCTTCGACAACATCTCGGACGCCACCACCGAGCAGCTGCTGGCGCACTACAACGGATCCAGCGGTGGCTTCGATCGCTTCACCCTGCCGGCTGACCTGTTCGCCGGTATGACCACCACGCTGCGCGGCTACATACAAGCGCCGACCAGCATCCGCTGGGAGTATGCCGGGCCGCCTGAGGTGCAGTCGGTCTACACCGGCCGCAGCCGTGTCTCGATCACCCTGATCGGTGAGCTCGACTTCTGATGGCCGAGATTCGCATTTGCCAGTTCTTCAAGCTGCAGACGACCGATGGCGTCACGCACCGCTACCAGAACTATTTCGTGGCGCAGACCGCCATCCTGCAGAGCGAGAGCTATTTCTTCGCGCCATTTCGCGCCGAAGGTGCGCTGGCCACGCTGAACGGCGAGAACGCGCAGCTGCAGGTGCTGTTCCCGCATGTGGACTTCGCGCTGGTGCTGGTGGAGCGCGGCAATGGCAACCGGCTCAGCGAGTTGACGCTCACGACCGCCTGGCTCAACGCAGCCGGTGCGATCACCAACACTGCCACCGACTACTACATCGGCCTCGGCGCCAGCTTCAGCGAGACCACCATCGAGCTGCGCTTCCGCTCGGCGATCGACAGCGTTGGCTCATCGTTCCCCGGCCGCAGCTTCATCCGCGACATGGTTGGACCGCTGCCGCTCAACTCGGAGCTCTACCTGCGATGAACGACCTGGTGGGTCTCGGCTACGGCTGGGGACACCGGCCGGGCGATGGCAGCGGGCTGACCGATTGCTTCCAGCTGGCGTGCGAGGTGCGTGACCGGCTGGGGCTCACCAGTTACCGCGACCGCTTCGCGTGGGTGTACCGCGACTGGAGCGAGGAGACCTTCCCGCGATCGATGATCGTGCGCTGGGTGCTCGAGCACGGTAGCCCGCTGAAGCGACCGCAGCGCGGCGCGGTGGCACTGCTGCCGGCCGGTGGTGGCACGGCGCTCGGCACCTGCTTCGGCCGGGCGCTGCTGTTCATCGGACCGGGGCAGAATGTAGTTCAGGCGCCGCTGCCCGATGGCGTGGCGCGCTTCTTCTGGATGGATCGATGACGCGCAAGCTGCTGCCCTACGAGCACGAGCTCATTCAGATCCTGAAGGTTTCAGAGGACGAATACCTCGAGTTCCTGGCGGTGCAGCACGACTTCACGCGATCGCGTGAGGAGAAGCTGCAGGAGCTGCGCGCCGAGCCGATTTCGATCATCCTCGCGGTGGTCGGCATCATCCTGCAGGCCGTCAGCTACCTGCTCGCTCCGAAGCCGGAGATGGAGCAGAAGAACCAGCGCCAGCGCCGTGATCAGACCTTCGCGCCACGGTTCGGCTTCAACTCACAGCAGGAGCTGGCGAAGTACGGCGACCCGGTGAACCTCGTCTACTGCAACGTGGACGACAACCCGACCGGCGGCGTGCGCGTGGCCACCTCGCTGATCTGGTCTGCGGTCCACAGCGAGGGTTCGAGCCAGTTCATGCAAATGCTGGTGGCGATCGGCGCCTCCGAGATCGCCCGTATCGGGCCGGGCCGCATTGCGTTCGGCCAGACCCCGATCCGTCAGCTGGCAGCCGGCAAGACTTGGGCGTATTTTGGCGCCAACCGCGGGTTGCGGTTTTCTGATCTGATCCGCGGTGACGAGAGCGATCCGACGCGCATCGGTGAGGCAGCCAGCGCGATCGCCTACCGGCCGACCCTGATCGGCGACAACCATCAGGACGGCTTCAGCCAGGCGTTTTCGCCGAGCACCATGACGCGCTTCGGTGTCTACGCGCCGATCCCGATCAACGTGGTCTACATCGACCGCGATGAGGATGGAGAGGAGCGCGACGCACCGCTCGGCATCAAGATCGAGGGACTGGAAGATTACTGGCCGATCGACGTACTGGACGACGCGCGGCCGGTGGTGCAGGTCGGGCAGCGGATGACCCTGATCTTCGAGCGTATCGGGTCTGGTGGCAGCGACACCGCACGCGCCGCCAAGGAGCTGCGCCGCACGCTTTCCAGCTACATCGATGCCGCCAGCACCTACAAGCTCGGCAGTGCGCAGTTTCGCGTGGCAGAGCCGATCAAGAATGTGGAGCTGGAAGATGGCTCGATGCGCGTGCGCATGGAGTGCGTCGAGGCCGGCACCATGCCGCGCGAGGACTACGGCACCACGGACTTCAAAAAGAACGGCCGCGAAGCACAGCGCGAAATCATCCAGCTTCAAGGCGAAGTCACGGCGCTGAATGAGCAGCTGCTGCGCAACGATCCGATCCTGCTGCCTGGCTTTGGATCAGGCCTCGGTATTGCAAAACGCTTGCAAGAAATCCAAGACCTTAAGGATCTGGTGGCTGATCTTGCAGATAGAAAGTGGACAGCCGCAGAACTTGATGCGCTGCTGAACAATGCTGAGTTGTTTGATGATCGTGTCCGTGATTATGCGGGGCGCGTTGATGCTCATCGGGATCGCCGCAAGACGTTGCGCGATCAACTTGAAGACGAACTGGACAAGCCGCGCGCAGATCGAAATAGGACCAAGATAAAAGAGTGGCGAGATGAAATCAAAGCCACAAATATCCAGCTAAAAAAAGCACAAGCCAAACTCAGTAAGGCATTTGAACAGTACGGACTGGCCGATGGGGTCATTCCCGGCCGCGACAAGACACTCAAGCAAGAAAAGAAATGGCTGAACAATCGCGAACGTGAACTCAACAACGAGATCGCTGGCATCGTAAGCAAAGCGAGCAATCTCGACCTCGATGCCATGGCGGCACGAGACGAAGACCTGCGCAGCCAGATCGCCAGCAAGCAGGAGCGCATTGTCAAGCTGGAGAGTTACCTCGAAAACCCGAATAGCTGGAACGACTTCTTCAACACCAAGTGTCTGGTGAAGATGGAGCAGGCTGGCTACGAGACCATCACCGAGTGCCGCGTGGTGGACTTTGCGCTGAAGGCCAAGGTGTTCAAGCGCATTCAAGGCCGTGCGCCCCGGTACGGCGAGGAGAAAGTCAAGCGCTTCCGCGACAGCGACAATGGCACCAAGGTGCGGGCCGCCTTCTTCTGGCTGCGTTACCGCCGCACCGGCGCCGAGTGGAGCCGCCTGCCCTACATCTTCGCCGTGCGCCGAGGCGCCGACGTGGACAATTTCATGTCGCTGAAGTTCATCGCCGACGACAATATCGGCAACTGGCAGTTCCGCTTCGATCCGATCGCCGAGACGGCTGCCGAGATGACCCACCATGGCTTCGCCGACTTCGCCTACATCGAAAACAGCGGCGACGTGAACATTATCCCAGGACCGGCCGGCGGCCAGTTCACTTTCCTCGGTACTGTGCGTGACCGTGCCGGTCTGAAGCCACCGATCAACGTGAACCCCTACGAGGTGGACGAGTGGGGTCTGTTCTCCATGCGCTCTGACACGCAGACCAGCTTCAGCTTTGAAGGTGGTCCAGAGTTCACGATCAGTGCCGTGACCGAGCAGCGCATCGAGTCCTTCGACAACTACCCAAACCTTTACAACGGCCTCACCCTGCTGGGCTTCAACGCCTACAGCGGCCAGGGCATCCAGGACCTGCGCTCGCTGTCAGTGTTCACGCTGGAGGGGAAGAAACTGCGCCGCCTGCGTGATGACGGCACCTACCCTGCGCAGCCGGACGGCTCCAGCAGCTACGCGCCCGACATCTTCCTCGACACGATCCTCGACGGCGAGAACGGGATCGGCCAGTTCGCCAAGGTCGGCGGCGTCGATCTGCAGGCGTTGGCGCTGGCGAAGCGCTTCTGCTGTCAGAACCAGCTGTTCATGGATGGCGTGATCGCCGAGCAGGTGCCGTGGCGTCAGTTCTGGGCGGACGTGGCACCCTTTTCGCTGCTGGAGCTCGGCCGCGTGGGTGGCCGCGAAACGTTGGTGCCAGCCGTGCCCTGCGATGACGCCGGCAACATCACCCGGCAGGTGACCATCTCGGCGCTGTTCAACCAGGGCAACATCCTTGAGGACAGCTACCGCGAGGAGTTCCTCGATTTCGGCAGCAGCGTGCAGGATCTGATCGCTTCAATGATCTACCGCGACACCGAGATCGATGGCGTCTTTCCGCGCAACCGCAGCGTGGAGGTGAGCCGCGCTGATGCGATTGAGGCGAACAGTGTCCGGCAGACCTTCGACCTCTCCCAATACGTCACCAACCGCAGTCAGGCGATCCTGTTCGCCAAGCTGCTCTGCAACCAGCGGCGCCACATCCGCCGCGCGATCGAGTTCTCCACCTTTCCCACCGACAGCGTGCTGGAGCCCGGCAGCTACATCTACGTGGCGATCGGCGAGAACCAGTGGGATCAGGTGAGCACCGGCGTGGTGGAGGCCGGCGGTGTGCTCAACACACCGATTGGGCAGGTGCCAAACGGCAGCGGCCTGAAAGCGCTGGTCTACCAGTCCGGCAGCGCGGTGGTGACCGTGGACAGCGTGACCGTCAGCAACGGCACTGCGGCGGCACTGGAGCCCTATGTCGGCCGACTGTTTGTGCTCGGCACCTCGATCACCCGTAAGCGGGTGTTTCGCGTAACGGAGGTGCAAATGGATGAGGACGGGCAGGTTTCGGTGAAGGCCATCGAGCATCCGTGTGTTGAGTCCGGTTCGCAGACCTTGAGCCTGATCGCATCCTTCGCGGATAGTGGCTTCACCATTCGCTAGCCTGATTTCAGACTGGGCCGCCGTTCATGGGCTTTTACACAGGCCGCACGGGCAAACTCGAGTTCTGGGACGGCGCGGCCTACAAACCCGTGGCGAAGATCCGCGACTGGTCGGTGGAGACCAGCGTGGAGCTGCTGAGCACCACTGCGATCGACAGCACCGCGGCAACCTTCACGCCTGGCATGAAGTCCGCCAGCGGTTCGGCCACGCTGCTCTACTACCGACTCGAGGCCGGCGAGTCGGCCACGCTGTCGCAGTTCACCGCACTGCTCGGCAAGGTGCAGAAGGTGGGCGCCGTCACCGAAACCGATCGCGTCAAGCTGCGCCTGCGCGTCAGCGATGACGCAGCCGATGATCTGGAGTTCTTCGCCTACATCACCTCCGCGCAGGTTGGCGTCAGCACCGGCGAGCTGGTGACCGTGCCGATTCAGTTCTCGGTCGATGGCGACTTCCTCGCTGGCGGCGTGATCGCATGACTTTCTTCCTCGGCACCAAGGGGAACGTCAGGCTGAGGCGTGCCACCTCTGTCAATATCGGCGAGCTGAGCGATCGCGTCGATCCATCTGACATCAACACCAGCCTGAACCGGTTGAGCTTCGATGGCGCCGGCGAGAACCTGCTCACCGGTGACCGGGTGGACATCAGCACCGACGACGCGCGCGGGTTGCTGTTCTTCAACACGGCGATCTGGACCAGCGGCACCGTCGAGCAGACGGTCAGCGCCTACGTGAACGTGAACGCAGCCGGTGGCCTGCGCTTCTTCGCCATTTTTGAAGACGCGATCAACAACACCCGCGCCAATGAGTACGCGCTGGCGGATTTTGCCGGCGATCCGGTCGCCATCCGCTACCAGGTGCGGGACGTGAGCGCGAGCGTGCTCGGCAACGTGATCGAGTACACCTTCGCGACAGATCGGGAGGCGATCGACGCCACGGCGCTGAACGACAAGTTCCGCCAGCTCTACAGCGCCGGCATCCTGAGCGGCAGCGGCTCGATCACCTGCGCTTTTGACTACACGACGGCAGGCGTCACCGAGACACCACTGCTGATGCTGCAGCTGATCCAGCGGCTCGAAATCGGCAGCGAGTTTGATTGTGGGCTCTACCTGACCGACAAGACGAACGACGCCAGCGTGAATGATGTGTTCTATTCGTTCACGGCGATGATCACCAAGGCTGGCGTGGAAGTTCGCGCCAATGACATCATCAACTGCACGATAGATTTCGTGGCGACAGGCGAGATTCGCCTGCTGATCGGTCAGCTTGAAGACTACATTCTGAAAGAAGACGACGACAGGGTGAAGCTTGAGCAGTCGCTCGACTTCTTGCTGAAGGAAACTGAGGACTAACATGGGCTCTAGCAGTGGTGCCCTTGGAGGCTTGAGCCTTGGCTGACCAGCGGATAACCCAACTCACAGCCCTGCCCAAGGCCTCGGTGGCAGCCACCGACGTGCTGCCCATTGCCGACGTTTCGGCATCGCAGACGAAGAAGGTCACCGCCAAGGATCTGGTGGATGCCGGCCTCGATCTGGTCGATGCCGCCTCGATCGATCTCGACAAGCTGGATCAGTCCAGCGTCACCAAGATCGGCAGCACCGCTCTGGCATCCGGTGCCGTCACGGCTGCCAAGCTTGGCAACAGCAGCTCGGTGGCAATTAGCGCCTCGGCGCCCGTTTCTGACAACTTCGACGGTCGCGGCTGGGTGAACAGCAGCACCGGCGAGCTGCAGGTCTACCGCTCCGGCGCCTACAGCGCGATTACCCCGGCGCTGGTCGATGGCTCGGTGAGCACCGCCAAACTGGCGGATGGCGCAGTCACCACCGCCAAGGCCAGCAGCCTCGGCACAGCCGCGCTTGCTGATGGTGCGGTCACCTACGCCAAGCTGCAGGACGTTTCGGCCACTGATCGCCTGCTCGGCCGCAGCAGCTCGGGCTCGGGTGACGTTGAGGAGATCACCTGCACCGCGGCGGGCCGTGCGCTGCTCGATGACGCTGACGCTGCGGCACAGCGCGCCACACTCGGCCTCGGCACGCTCGCCACGCAGTCCGGCACCTTCTCCGGCACCCATAGCGGGACCACATCAGGCACCAACACCGGCGACCAGACGATCACCCTCACGGGTGACGTGACCGGCTCCGGTACAGGTTCTTTTGCGGCAACGATCGCCAGCGGCGCCGTGGTAGAGGCCAAGATCGGCACTGGCGCCGTCACCACCGGCAAGGTGGCAGATGACGCGATCACCGCCGCCAAGCTGGCCGACAGTTCAGCCGCAGTGGTGGCAGCCTCCACCCCATCAGGGTCTGGCGCCTTCATCGGGCAGCAGTGGATCAACACCGCCACCGCGATCGAATACACCTGGGACGGCACCACCTGGCTCCGGCAGGCATCGCTGAGCACGATCAGTTTCAGCGACACCAGCCCGCTGTCCTTCAGCGTTGCCTATCCCGACGCCTACAGCGCGACCATCACCACCTCGATGGATCAGCAGGCGGCTAATCAGGTGCTGGCCGGCCCGACCACCGGATCGGAGGCAGCGCCCACATTCCGCGCGCTGGTGCCATCTGATCTGCCGGATGCCACCGGCAGCACAAAGGGCATCATTCAGCCCGGCACCGGCCTGTCGGTCAGCAGCGGCACGCTGAACCACAGCAACAGCACCACCGTTGGCACCTACACCAAGCTGACGGTGGACGCGCAGGGGCACGTCACCACCGGCACCACGCTGGATGCCGCCGACATCCCGGTGCTCGATGCCAGCAAGGTCACCACCGGCACCTTCGCCACGGCGCTGCTTGCTGACAACGCGGTGACAGCCGCCAAGGTCGCCGATTACGCCACCGCGCAGATCGGCTCCACGTTCCCCACTGCGGACTTCATCGGCCAGCTGTTCCTGAACCCGCTGGAAAAAACCGTCTACATGTGGGACGGCAACGTGTGGCAGCCGGTGGGCATCACCGCTGGCACCGTGATCTTCGGCGGCACCTATGACGCCAACAGCAACCAGATCGCTTCGGTCACGCCTGACGGCGCAGCGCTCGGACTGAGCATTGGCCAGCCACTGCCTGCCGCCAGCGCCAACAACCAGAACTACTTCGTCATCGTCAGCAACGCTGGCACCGGCACTGCGCCGGCTCCTGCCGTGGCGATGCTGCCGCCCGACCTGATCCTGTCCACCGGCACCTCATGGGTGCGGATCGAGTCTTCTGATGCCTACGTGGCGCAGGTGGCCACGCAGGTCTCCTTCACCCCTGCCGGACAGATCGCCAGCACCAACGTGCAGGCTGCGATCGAGGAGGTGAGCAGCGAGTGTCGCAATGCCACCAACATCACCAGCGGCACGCTGGCGCCCACAGTCGGCGGCACCGGCATCACCACCTACGCCAAGGGCGACCTGATCGCCGGCTCCGGCACCAACACGTTGGCCAAGCTGACAGCAGGCACCAACGGCTACGTACTGAAGGCCAACAGCTCGGCGGCCACTGGCCTCGAGTGGGCGGCCTATGACGCGCTGGTAACCGGTGGCGGCACCATGATCGGCAACCTAGAGATCGGCTCCAGCGCCGCGATCGTGTTTGAAGGCGCCACCGCAGACACCTACGAGACCACGCTCACTGTTGCTGACCCCACCGCAGATCGCACGATCACGCTGCCAAACAACACCGGCACCGTGGCGCTCACCAGCGATCTGGATGACGGGACGTTCTGAGTAGCCTGAACAGGTAACTTCCGGCCTCAAGGAGGCGTTAAGGAATGGCACTGCAGCACCTGCGCTCGAGCACTGCGAACAAGCGCCCCACGCCGGCCGCGATGAGCGATGGCCAGCTGGCCATGAACACCAACAGCGCCAGCCCTGGCCTGTTCCTGAAGGACAGCAGCGGCGCGCTGGTGAAGGTGGGACCGGTGCATGTCGGCACGACCGCTCCTAACGCCAGCCCGGCCAGTGGCGGCCAATCGGGCAACACCGTGGGCGAGCAGTGGCTCGATACCAGCGGCAGCACCTACGTCTTCAAGATCTGGGACGGCTCAGCCTGGCGCAGTGAGGCCGGCGAGTTCGTGAACGCAACCGGCGACGTGATGACCGGCGCGCTGGGCATTATCGCGGGCTTGGCCGGATCGCCGGGTCTGTACTTCTCCGGCTCCACCTCCACCGGCATCTACTCCCCCGGCGCAGACCAACTAGCCATCTCGACTAATGGCACTGGGAGGTTGTTTATTGATAGCAGTGGAAGGGTTGGTATCGGAACTTCGAATCAGAACTTTCCTTTATCTATCCAGACAGACTCTTCTGCTCAGTCAATCTCACTGTTTGGTAGAGCTGCAGATGATATTAGTGAAATCAAGTTTCTTGAAAATGATCAAACAACTGTACTGGGTGAGCTGCAATACAGGCAAGATCATCTGAACTTCCGCCACCGTGTTGGCTACATGTCGTTTTCGACGGGAGGCGTATCAGAGAGAATGCGCCTTACCGCGGACGGGAAACTAGGTCTGGGGACTAGTAGCCCTAGCGTTCTGCTTCATTTGGCTGGCAGCGCCGCTCAAAACGCCAGAATTGATCGGACAGGCAGTATTGCGGCCGCTGGCGAAAACTACGGAAGCATCGAATTTGT